ATATCATTTGGAATTTCATCCCACGGCAAGTCCTCCGCCGGTGATCTGTAAATTTTTACTTTCTTTTTACCTTCGACTGAAAACCACTTATCACCAAATTCAGATTTAGGATTTTCTTCTCCTAACCAATTTTCATATTGAACAGCCATCTTGTGATAATTTTCATGTAGATCACCATTCGGATCCATACCATAATATTCTTCAGCATTAGAAGTAAAAAATCCTGTCATGCGATCACCCCAACCTGAACTTGTATCTAAAACTTTTTTCGACTTTGTTAAATCGTAAAATGCTTTTGCTACTGAAGGTTTAAATTGAGTGGCAAAATATGCCCCTACACGAACACCCTCAATATACAAATTGTTTTTCAAAGGTGCTTCACATTTTGGATGTAGTCTCCATATCGGTGAAAGTATCTGTTTCAAATCTGTTTGATCATTCCACATTGTAATCGGACTAGGTGATCTATCATAACTACATTTCATTCTTTCACGATTCATAAAGGCATCTGCAATAGTATTATAATTTGAACTAAAATTTAAAATGCCTAATCCCCATTCTGGAAAATTACCCACATAGTCATCATATTTTTCATGAACTGTTTTGCACTTTTCTTTTGGGAAAATATTATCTTTTAGATTGAGATCACACAAGCCATAAAATAATTGTCTAACTTCATGCATTTCAAATTCCCGGAATGGGAATTTTGGGTGGTGTTTTTCAAAGAAATGAATCATAGTATCGATCATGACTTTAGCCCGTTTAGACATGACTAAAGAAGTGTCAGGATCAAGATACTTCGTATTTAGATTTTGCCAAGTAAATAAATCAAATACTGGCAAGCCATATTCATTTGTATTATCTTCATATATTTTTAATAGTTCTTCATTCATAAAGAAAGTCCTGTTGCCTGAGAAAGATATTGGCTTTCCATATCTTTTTTCGCTTTACCTTTTGTCATAACTTGATCACTAGAAATAGTAAATGATGTATCAACAGAAGCCATCATCCACGGCACTACGGCTATACCCATTTGTCCTTGTTGAGTGGGCACCGTCTGAAGTGTCATTGGAGTTTCTAAAATGAGTGTATCATTTTCTCCTTCTGTAATTCGTGCTATTACCTCTTCACCTGTTTTCAACTTTAATATATAAACTTCTTTTGACATCTATTACCTTTATTTAAATTCACAATCTACCATCATCTCTGTGAGACAGGCGACTAAATTAATTTCTTGATCTGCAACAAATGCAGACTTGTATTGATATTCAGCAATAATAAGAACAGCTTGTGGGATTGAAGTATCTTTAAGATGTTCATGTATACCATCATAAATCTTACGAAAAATCTTAACTGGATCATTATCGATATTTTGAGTAACCCATTTACGAACTTCTGAAAAATGTTTTTCTTTCAATGCTTTCATCAATTCAAGAAGATTGATTTCGCCAATCTGTGCCAAGATACCGGCATCAATAATACCACCGGCCGAATATCTTTGAAGTTCGTTTATAACTCTCCGCATATCTGGAAAGTGTTTCAAAACTAATTCAACAAGAACTTTTTCATCAAACTGTACTTCTTTTGTCTTTAATATCTCTTTAACTCTTACTAAACATTCTTGTCCAAGTTTCGGTTTCTCTGATCTAGGAATTACAAATTCTATAACAGAGCAACGACTATGGATAGGATCGATGATCCGATTACGAAAATTACAAGTAAAGATAAAACTAACATTACTGCTAAATTTTTCAATGAACCCCCTTAATGCAGGTTGTACCGAATCAGCATTCATATAATCTGCCTCATCGACTATTACTACTTTTCTTCCACCTTGCATGGAAACAGAACTACAATATTGTTGTAAAGTAGTTCTAACAGTATCTATATTCCTTCCCTCATTAGATCCATTGATCATCAAATAATCCAAACCAATTTCATCACACATAGCACGAGCTATTGTAGTTTTACCTACACCAGCTCCGCCAGACAAAAGTAGATTTGGAATTTTACCATCATCAACGAAACCTTGAAAGACTTCTTTGGTTTGTTCTACTAGAATACAATCCGCCACAGTCTTGGGGCGGAATTCTTCTACCCATAAAAAATTATCCATTAATTAAACCGTGCATAAGATTCTACATTAGAAATTGGCAATGTGCTCCCAACGAACTTATCTGCAAGATAAGCTTTATCTGTTCTATGATCATGACAATCATAACACATATCACGCCATTTTACTTTACCAGAAGCATACTTATTGTCCATGTCACATGGTTTACCACAGTTTGAACAATTGGGGCGATCTGGATAAGATTTAAAATTGTCCATTTTATCCGTTATAATTTGAATTTTGTTCTGTTGCGATCCAATATTGTAATTTGGAATGTTCGTGAGCAAAGTGTGCGATACCTTTGGAAGAGATTCCAACTTGATATCCACCACTCAACAGTTTCATGTTTTCAATCTTGAAAACCATTTGAAATTGTTTATCTGTAGTTCCGACTTCTTTTCGGAATTCATCAGAAGAATTATTATTAGTGTCAGTTGCCACTAAAAACGTTTTATTTCCATCACCTTGTACAACTAATTCAGGCGATGATAAAACATGTGCCGCTTTTAGACAAGCATCGTATCCATCTTTTGACATTTTGAAGGAAATTTCTGGTTCAGGAAAATCAAGTTTCTTCTCTGGAGGTAGTACTAACATGGCGGGATCACCATATACATAATCCAATACATATTCACCACTTTGAATATTTAATTTGTTCTCACCAAAATTCAATTCAGGAGTTTTATCAAAAAGACTGAGTGCACCTAACAATTTGTTAAGATCATAGATAGCAAATGTCTGTGGAATATCCTCACTAATTTCTGCACTTGTCAGAATATTTTTTTGAGGAGAAATTGTTGACAAGGTTTTACCTTGTTTGAATTGTATGTTCTGATTTATTGCTGCGTAGTTTTTAAGTATCGCGAGTGTTTCGGCTGTAAGTTTCATATAACTCCGTATGTTGATTTATTATTAGTATTACGATATATAATTATTATAACATGTGTTTGACATTTGTCAAGCTATTTTGTTGGCGTAGTAAGTTTACTTTTCTTCTTTTCGACCCGTTCTTGTTTCCTCCTTTCTTGTCTTGATTGTTTTCGCTCTTCTGTTTGTTGAGGTCTAGTATCTACATCTACCCCATGAGCAGCATAGTCTAATCTACCTAAATCTTTCAATGTACCATTAAATACATAAGTACCAACATGATTACATTCCATCCAAGGACATAACCAAGTTGTAAATCCTATTTTTCTGGCGAATTGACAGAACATATAATCTTCAGATAAATACCGATCTGATCCACCTGCACCTTTTCCGGCATACAATTCATTATCAATGACAGTATCAAAGAATGCGTGAATGTATCGTTTACCATCAAAATGTTCTGAACGATTGTGATCTGGTTTGTATGAAAATTGTGGATACTCTTCTCTGAATTTTTCAAAGACTTCACGTGCAATCATAACAAAACCTGTACCTACTTCTAATACTTCAGTAGGTTCATTTACTTTAATTTGTGTTGTGCCTGCTGTTGGATTAAATACAAAATCACCTGTAAATTTTTCTAGAACATTAGGATCTTCATCTGCTAATCCCGCATCAACTGCATTTCGTACTTTTTCCCAAGCAATACATTTTTTGGGATAAGGTCCACCAATAATTGGTTTTTCCTCATTACACATAGTTGCAAGAGCTAATACATCTTGTGGATTAAAGTTAATGTCTGAATCTATAAACATTAGGTGGGTATATGGGGAACGCAAAAATTCATCAACTAGATAATTTCTCGCTCTTGTAATTAAACTTTCATTAAAAAGATAAAAGAACTTTATGTCCATACCATATTTTGTGGCAGTAGTTGCCAAATCACAAGATGCCTTAGTATACATCCCATGGCATTGGCCACCATACATTGGTGTGCCAACAAATATTTTCTTTTTTCTCAATTCATTAATATCTATCGATAATTTCATTTCACTTTTCCTATTATAAAATTATTTACTCAACAATTGCACTTGTTTTTCATCAATTCCTCCGTGTTTTTCTATTACTCTATCTATTAGAGAACAAGGCACGAATCCATAAACAGTCTCACAAGGTCTTGTAGTATCTTCTGCGTATTTCGCAAGTAATATTTCTTCTTCAGACGGATATCCGACTTCAGCTTCTTCATAATTATCTACATCATCTTTGGGAGTACTATATTTTGATTGTCCTACTTGCACAGACATTTTAAATCCATCCTTACAAATTATATGTGGACAGAAAGAACTTGTCATGCCTGGAACAAGAGTCTTCACTTTATTATACTTCCGTATAAATTCATTAATCTTCATATTATTATATATACATCTTAATTTTCAGGATTCATTCCCTGATATTTTCTTACATGAGATACTGCATCGTGAAGATACTTATGGAAACTTCCACTCATTTCTTCACCGTCTTCATATTCACGTACCATATATTGACCAGAAGTTTTACTGCCTAATACAGATTCATCTTCATGTAAAATTTCAATCGTTGCCTTTTTCATAATGTCTCATAAAAAAATGTAAATCTCTTTCCAACATTGCTACACGTTCTCTGAGATTTACTATTTGATTTTCTAGTTTATCAATTCTACTACTATTAGGTTTAAAAAAGAAACCATGTCCTGTGTTACCCATATTACCTTCAATTATAAATTGGAGCTGGTGACAAGATTTGAACTCGCGACCTGCTGATTACAAATCAGCTGCTCTACCAACTGAGCTACACCAGCAAATTAATTACCGATGTCCACTCCAGTTTTCCCATGGATCATCAAACATTTCCATTTGTGCTAATTCACGTTGACGCTCTCGTGCTAAATCTGCTAGGCGTTCAGCTTCAACATGATCTATATGTTGACTCTTAATATTTTGGTTCTTAACTCTCTCAATGATTTCATCCGCCTTGGATGGTTTTTCATTGGCAACTTTTTCTGCAATCTTGTCTACCATTCCTTGACTCCATAGATAGGTTAAATTACTCATACCAATTTAGTATTTGCAATTGTTGTTTTTGCTCGTTCAATTTTCTTCTTGATGAGCTTTTTAAAATCATCATCGACTTTTGGGTTTTTTAATTCCTCTTCCCATTTAAGAAGAGATGCTTCTGTACGTTTGATCGCGCCTTCTTGGCGTATTCGTTTATTCTTTTTCATACGTTTTTCATAAAATTTAAATGATCTTTATTTTCACGACTTTTTACTGCGTGACAATTTTTACAAATAGTTTGTATATTTTCTGGAACATTATGATAATGATCTCCGTCAATATGATCCATATCTAATTGATAAGTTCCTATAATAGTTGCAGTACATTCAAAACCTAATCTACTATCAACATTTTCACAATAATCTTTTTTAACGGCGGTTACACCTTCTCTCAAATCTAATTTAGCTTTATGACAAACGCCACAAACTGGTCGATAAACGGGTCGACCAGTTGAGCTTCGATTAGCAAGATGAACAGGACTTTCACATCCTATATTTACACAAATAGGTCTATTAGGATCTACTGGATATTTCATAATACTATAAACTAAACATTAATATTGCAGTAATATATACTAATCCCATCATTATTACAAATATTGCGATCTCTTCAAGCCACATTTTCATTGTTTAACTCCATTAAGGATTCTCTCCAATCACCTAGTTCAGTACCAATTTCCGTAAAGGTAATTCCTTCTGCTGATAGATAAACTGGATTTGTAAGTTGTAAAATTTCCCCTTCTTTAACATCCCAAGTATCACAAGCGATATCTGTTGCGATACTAGGTTTGTTTTCGAAAGCGAAAACTTTACCATCCATATCCCTTGCGGCAAACTTAAAATTATTTGGCACAAGGGTTTCTAAACTTAGTCTTTTCATTATATTCTCTCTTAGAGGTTATGAATATTGTCCATCAGAAGTTACTTCTTCTGTAGATTCTTCAGTTGAGTTTTCATCAATCTCAACTCCGGCATCAATCTTGGAATACAAATCCAAGAAAGAAGTTTTTGTGTCTTCATCAAAACGATTCACACACATTTCAATTGCTTTCATTCTATCACCAAAGATGGCGAATGCGTTTGAGATATGAACTAATCGGCGAGTTGCGATCACTTCATCAATTCCGCCATCATAAAATGTTTTACGAATGGCGTTTGCCCAATTGACTAACTTTTCAGAAAAGTCAGAATCAGAAACTCCCAGAGAATCAAGAACTTTGTTCACGATTTTCTTTTCAGTTTGTGCGGCAGGATAACCGACTTCCATTGTAATTGGAAATCTCTCAAGAAAAGCTTCGTTAAGAATGTTAGTAAAAACGAATCTTCCGTCTTCAGAACCTTTACCTTTAGTGTTCGCAGTTGCGACAACTGTGAAACCATCGGAAGGTTTTACCATTCTGTTTACTTTTTTCAAGTAAACTCCTTTTCCTTCAAGTATGGGCTGTAGACACATAACTTTGTTAGATGCCAAGTCAATCTCATCAAGGAGAAGAACTGCACCACGCTCCATAGCAATTACTACGGGTCCGTCTTGCCATACTGTATTTCCGTCAATCAATGCATAGTGACCCAAAAGATCATCTTCATCAGTTTCAACAGTAATATTGACTCTGATAAATTCTCTATTGAGTTTAGCACATGCTTGTTCAGTCATGTAAGTTTTTCCGGTTCCTGATTCGCCAGTTTCAAAAACTGGATAGAACTTCTTCGATCTCAAAACTTTAGTAAGAT